TGCATGTCAAACTCAGCACGGGCTTGCGCCATTTGCATCTCTGCTTGCAGCTTCATCTGGTCTGACTGCACTTGCGCTTGCGTCTTCATTTGCTCAGACTGCGCCAGGGCTTGCATCTTGATTTGCTCCGGATCGGGCGCTGGCTGTTGCTGAGCCGCTTGGTCTGCCTTGTCTTGCAGCGCCTTCATAGCCCGTTCAACAGCCGATTCCAGCCCCCTGCCAGCCTTAAACCGGCGCACTAGAAACAGCAGCATTTCTGAGGCCATTGGCAGCGTTTCAGGCGCAGAGCCTACCATTGGCATGGCCTCACGCAAGAACAGCCCAATAGCCTGAACAGCCTCTTGTGCGCCCTGTTTCTCTGCCTGCTCGTCAATCTGAGCCAAGCTGTCAGCCTCGACTGCAATGTGGAAGTCGCGGATCGTGCTGTTTGACAGCATCTGGATCGCAGCTTGCAGCATTTGCGGGTCTTGACCATCTGGCGTATTCATTACGCCCGACATTTCAACAATCAGCTCAGGCGGGTAAAACTTACAGATAACTTGCGCTTTGAGCTTAAAGATGTCTGTGGCAAACCGAGCCACTTCGCCCTGGCTGCTTCTTAGTCGCAGTGAGCCAAAGTTAGCCTTGAGCTGCTGTGCGCCCAAAGTCTCTTGCGCCTTAGATGCGCCGCGCAGAATATCCGAAATGCCCATGATTTCGTAGATAGACTGCTTGACTTGCTCCCGCGCCGCATACAACTCGCGCAGCGTGATGATGATCTGCGAGGTGTCCATCATGTCGATAGCACCCTTCAGTCCACCCTTCTCGCTCATTGCCGCCCAGCTTGTCACAGGGAACATCTTGTTGTCAATGCCCTCTGTAAACAGGCGACCCAGCTCCTTAAACTCAGCGTTAAACACACCAACCACCTTGCAGGCTTTGGTCAGCATGTAGATGCGCTGCGTCAGGTTGTCTAGCTCTTGCGCTTGGTCTTCGTATTCGCAGTAGTCAGGAACAGGGATCATCGTCCCCGTGGTTGTCGTAGCAATCAGGGGTTTAGGACAAGGAAAAAAGCCTTCTAGCTCAAGCGGATCATCACGCTCATCAAGGGACAAGGGATAACCCTTAGCAACCCAGCACACCTTAAAAGTGCGCTTGTTCCAGATTTCAAAAACCTTGGCCTTTTTCTCAAAGGTGGTCTTGACTGTCTGCTGGTTCTTGCCATCGTCATCAGTGTTCTGGTCAGTCAGGCCGACATTCTTAAACACATCGCCAAAACGCTCCACACCCTCATCGCGGGTCATGTAGACGGCACGGGCTACCCACCAAACCTCATCCCATGTACGGGCTGGGCTGTGCAGAAAGTCGCTCCAATAAACATAATCCACAGGGCTGTGGGCAGCGTCAATCGACTCGCCCGACTCTTGAACATTGGAGACTTGCGGTTCTTCAGCTTCCCCAAGCTCGACTTCGACTTCGGGCGCTGGCTGGCCTACGATTACAGGCTCGTAACGAATCCAAACTGTGCCTCGACCTGGCAACAGCCGGTCTTGCACAGCGTTGACCATTGCGCTGTCAAAGTCGTTAAATTGGGTTGTTTCATACTCGATCACGCGCTCCAGCATGGTGGAGGCCAAGCGTCCTACAGGGTCTTGATCCATGTATCGGCGTGATACTTCAGGCTTGGCTTGCCGCCCATACAGGGCAGGCATGAGCACTTGAATGTTTGACCACAGGATGTTGAACTTCATCCTTGGCATCTCTACCGCATCGCGCTCATCGCGGTAGCGCTTGATGATCTTATGGCCTCGCCTGTCCCACTTGTCAAAGACCTTTTCAGCGTTTGCTATCTGGTCGTGCCAATACGGGCCAGGGTCTTCGCCCTCGTAAGCGCCGGTGTCTTCGTATGCCATCAGAAGCCAGCAGCAAAGAAGAACGTTACATTAAGCGCAGTGCCAGCAATAGTTGCATGCAGGCTTGTGCCGACATTGGCTGGGAATGGATGGAATCCAATTGTGGGAGTGATCGTGCCACTCATTACAGTGCCGCCTGACCCGCCATCTTTAAGCACCAATGTGCCTATTGTGGTGCTGTTGACATAGAACCCAATGAGCTGGCATGGGCCTGTGGTCACTGCGCCTGTTTCGGTGATGTTTTTGTATGCACCGCATTCTGCTACTGGCTGGCTCATATTCGCTCCTGTTTGTGAGTAGTCTCAAAGTCCCACATCTCATCGAGAGTAATGGTTTGCAGGGTTTTGCCTTTAGGTGGCGCTTGGTCTTTGTTCTCTTGCCGGTAGGCCACTGCTAACATTCTAAACGCATCTGCTGGATGTGAGCACCAGTCATGACGGGGATTTTGCCTAAAAGTCTTCTTATCCTCATCATATTCCCTTTGGTACTGTCTGAGTGCCTCCAGCCCCTCATCGCAAGAAGGGTCAAAATAGCACTTGGGCAAGATCAAACGCACCGCTTGAATGCCGTCTTGAATGCCAATGTCAGGCACGATTGCCAGCTTTTCCATACCCAAGTGCGCTGCCAGTTGCTCAACAATCGATTTGCCGCCTGATGCCAGCGTCTTGGCCCTAGCGTCATGGGGCAAATAGTGCTTGGTGTAGCGGTAGCCCTTGCCAATGACCATAATCGCAATTTCTTCAATGCTTGCGCCTGAGACTGCGTAGTAGTCCATGACCCTGATCTCGCCCCTGACCACCTGATAGAACCAGACCGCCGTGTCATCCCGATAACCCAAATCCCATGCGGTAAACACTGGCGATTCAGGATCAAAGGGTAAATCCCTAATTCGGCCTTCCGCATCAGCTAGCCGCATCTCTTGGCCGTAGTAAGCGCCCAAAATAGCAGCATCAAAGCTGCACTCATATTCTTGGTCGTATTGGTCTTGGCTGACCTGTTCCCGTGCATCCTTCAGCTCAGAGTCAGGCAGCAGCTTGGATATTGAGGCTGGCAGGCGGGTCAAAAACCAGCCTGGCGTTGATTGGCTGACTTTGTAAATGTCATGGAACTGGTTTTTGCCTTTGGGAGTGCCGCCAAACACCGCCCAGCCTAGCCGGTCTGACAGTGTTGGCCGTATGACATTGCCCCAAACGCTGGGTCTGAAGTCGCCATATTCGTCAAGATAAACCCCATTAAAGCCCAGCCCCCGCATGGCATCAGCGTTGTCAGCGCCAAACAGCATGATCTTTGACCCGTTGACCAGCTCTACCAGCAAGTCAGCTTCGTTGGTGTTTTTGGTGATTGGGCCTGCGTAATGCTTGAGGTAGTCCCATGCCACCCGCTTGGCCTGACTACGGAACGGGGCAATGTAGGCGTATTGAGCCATCCTGTTGCCTTCAGTAATTGCCCGTTTGATGATGTCGTTGATGGCTGCGACTGTCTTGCCAGCCCTTCGGTGAGCCACTAAACAGGCCCATCGCTCCGTTCTATGGTGGAACGGCATGAATGCGTCCCGTGGGCTGTAAGGAAGGACTACTTCCCGTTTGCCCATGTGACCACCATTTCAATTGGGCCGTCATCTGCGCCAGTGTGCTCTGTCCTTGCCAGCTTAGGGACATGGTACTCAATCACAGACTGAAACAGCTCAAAAGCCTTGGCTGGGTTTGGCTTAACATCATTGGCTGGATCGCCGTTAGCGACTGCATCAAGCCATTGGGCTAGTCTAGGTGCGTTATCGTCAACAAACAGCGCTATGGCCTCTCTAGCCTGTGCTGTGACCTTGTTTGGCGTTCCCGCTACTCGCCCACCGGCTTTTTTCCTACTATTGGCTACTTTAGTTATGTCTGTAGTCATTTGGCACTCTTTTCTGCATTGCGCTCCAGAATTGTTAAGTTCTTTTCCTCGCCAGGGAAAGTAACAAAGTTGCGTGTGCCTCTGCCCTCGGCGCGTGATGCTTCGTCAAGGTACTTGATTCCAGGGATGCCAGCTTGACGCAATGCCTCAGACACTTGGGCAGCAGAAGTCGGTGAATTGCCACCAAGATAGCCAATGACCCTGCCAGCACCACCCTCAGCCTCACCAAACTCTGCAATCCGATCCAGCCATTTTTTTCTAAAATTCTCTGGCGTTGCACCCTTTACTTGCAATCCAATTGGCACACCATCAGGTGAAACATAGGACATAAAACCACCTTCAGGCGCAACTCGCAACTTCAATCCCATTGCCTCTGGAGTCAATGCCTTCATTATTTCTGGCTGCTTACTCAGTGGCTTATCGTAATCTAGCATCTTAGGAATCATTGCATCTGGTAGGTCTACTTTGTAAAGGCTGCCTTCATTCATTGATCCTTTGTTTCCAATGCTTTTTAAGAATTCTGACGCAGATTTACGGCGTGAGGCTATTGCATCTGCTGCTAATCCAAAATCACCATTGTTATTTTTAAGCGCGTGTAACATCACATCAACATCACCTCTGTCAAAGCCATAATCAATTAACTTTGCTTTGTTTATGACAGTGCCATTAGGACTAAGAAATGTATTTTTTGACAATGTTTTTGCATAACCACCAGCCACTGCTGGATTTTCAGCCGTATAAATTCCAAACCCATAAGCCTGCGCTCCCTCACCAGTGCCAATTTTGGACGCATCAAACTCGCCAAGTGGGTTGCGCTCTGTTGGCGGCAATGTGTGTGGTGTGCCGTGGTAGACATCAAGGGTGGGCATCAAACCGCGCCGCATCAGGAAATCTTCAGCCATGTTTGAGGCTGTCGGACCAAGCGCTTGAACCCCTGCTTTTGCCGCCCTAACTGCTGGCGCTGGGTTTAACGGGACAAACGATGCCGCTTGGCCTGCTACTTCACCAGCTTTGGATGTTGGCTTCAATGGCAGCGTTTTAAGGAATTGCTCTGTATCAGGGTACTTGTCTTGGCCCATCACGCCCTGCATGGCTAATTGAACAGCCCTAACAGGCGTAAAAGCGCTGGGTTGGTTAACAACATCGCCAAACATCCCCAACAGGCCAGCCGTGCGCCCTCGCATCACATCTACGGGCAAATTGGCAGCGTCTTGCGGGTTGCCGGTGTTGCCCCTGAAAGCCTTGGGGTACATGCCAAACGCTGGGCTTAACGCTTGGGCAAGTTCTTGCTCCGTTGCCATTTCAACTCCTTGGCGTGTATTTGCCTGCGTTAATCTTGCCTAACATGCCTTCGCCGTATTTTCTGACTGCTGCTTTTTTAATGACAAATTCACCGCCCTGTAAAGCGCCATAGCCATCATCTGGGCCTTGTGGGTCTGGGCCAGTAAGCTGGTTTTTGTTAACCCTGCCGCCCTTAGCGTATTGCCCTTCACCAAAGCTGCTGCTACCAGCGCTATCACTGTAGCCACCATAACCGCCGCCGTCTCCACCAGTGTTTTGGTCTGCAACACTTTGGGCTTGCGCTGCTGATGTATCTGCGTTAAGCGCATCCTGCATTGATTGCATAGACTGAGCGTTTTGGGCTGGCGCGTTCATGTCGGCAATTTCACTGGCACGGAAACCCTCTTTTGCACCTTGGTAGGCTGTCGGGTCTACACCCCTAGAGACTAAACCTTGTTCACTGACAAAGTTGGGAGCAGCTAAATTTTGGATCTGCCCCATTGATGTTAGGCCAAACGCTTGCTGACCCAATTGAGTTATGCCTGCCATTGTGGGGTTTGCAGCGTAATAACCCGCCTTGTCTGCATTGGAAAGAGCCGACCAGCCTGGGTTTGGATCAGCATACCCGCCGCCGCCTTCTGGTGTTTCAGGCAAACCATAGCTAATTAACTTTGTGGTGTTGCCAAGCAAAGACGGCTGGCTTTGACCCATAGGCAAGTTTTTTAAATAGCTTGGATCGTATGGGTTTAACGCTAATGCAAGTTGTTGTTCAGTCGCCATCTTGCTCTTTCATGTTGATGAGGCCGTTTAGCATTCTGCTTTTAGTGCTGTGCCAAGGCTTGCTGTGGTCGCAGTCTTTGTAGTGGAAAAACTCCGGTATGCCCAGAGTGTAGTGCGCTATCTTGGCATTGGGGTTGTCTTGCTCACCCACCAGCACATTCCATTGTTTAGGCAGCTCACCAATTAGGGAGTCGGGCAGCCAGGTAAACCGATGCAAGTCACTGCCGCTGTGGTCATCAATGTAGTCTGGGGTTAACACATTGTTCCGAGGATGCTCACAATTCCACAGGATCAGGCTTGACCAGTTCTTTCTAGGGTAGTCCTCGTTCTTGGCCTCCATAGGCGTGTTAATGTACTTTTTGGGGTGCTTGGTCTTGTAGTCGTGTTTAACGACCTGTACGGCTTTTGTGGGGTCAAATAGCTTGTTCAGCTCATCTATGTCGCCCAGCATCAGCATATCTGAGGCATCCATGAAGATTGCCTTGCCCTTAAACCCTGTGAAGTACGGAACTAAGAATCTTTGATAAATGAAGGCGTTTGTGCCGTCCCGCTGTTTGCCGTAGAAAGGCGTGATCGCTACTGGCTCTTTGGTTCGTTCAATCAGGCTTTGACAAAACACATGAAAGCCAACAGCCTCCCTTGGGTCGTAGCCTGCAAAGATGCGGATCATTTCAGTGTTAACTTGTACAGTGTCGAGTCGATCAGCGCAGCGATCTCATCAATGATGTTCTGTAGCTGGCTGTCATCTGGCATTGCTTTTCTGTTTTTCTCTACATAGTCGCAAATGCTCTCAAGGTAGCGCACAGGGTCTTTAGCGTTGTGGAAGTTCTCTGGGAAAGTCTTGATCTTCTGGTACGCCCCAGAGTAAGCCTCTGCAAAGTTGTCCACCAGCTCAATGATTTCTGTGTAGTAGCCACCTAAAGCCATGTGAACAGCAAAGGAGTCTGTGGATAAGTGCATGAAATGTGTGACTGTCCCACTGTGCAGCAGAGTGGAAATGAAGTCAGCAACATCTTTATCTTGAGCAGCCATGATGAATTCTCCTTGTTTTATTTTAGCATTTCCCATAGGACAAGCCAAGCGGATGATATCCCCGACTTCAGCCATCTTATTCAGACTACTGCACCCATAAGGTCTAGGTTAGATTTCCAGAGCGCCCTCATATCGTTGGGCTAGCCGTCACATCACCACGTTTGCTCTGTTCCTGTGATACCCCTAGCAAGTTCACGCGCTGGCTTGTCAGTAAGCGCATCGCTTCACTCGATAGCCACCGCGACATGGGTGCATTGTTTCGTCATCAGCAATCGGCACTGGACGCAGAAAAGCCACTTTCTACTGCGTTCTGATGCGGCAACATCAGCCCCTTACGGGTAACGCATGAGAAAGTGGCCTCATGGTGTCCGGTGTTGCCGCACTTGACAAGAGCATCATACATCAGCCGGTAAAGGAATGTCAACAGGCCAAACAGATCGCAAAGAATTAACAGTCTTGCTGTGGGCTTTCTGCCACTTTTCCATTCTTTCTTCTTTGCTTAACTTTGATCCTTGGTCAATCTCATAGTGGCATCTAAGGCACAGGGCAGCGACCAGGTTGTCATCAGCCTTAATGCCCCTGCCTTTGTGACCGCCCCAATTGGTGTGGGCAGCTTGCACCATCTCACCAGACCCGCAAGATTGGCAGTCCAGACCGACCACCAGCTTTAGCAGCTTCTTGCTTCTGATGTACTTGTGCTTTATCACCTGTGCGCCCCGTCCTGTGTTCGATTGGTGGCCTCACGGCTGCGCCAGATTTCAATGTCAAGCCTTGCTGCCTCAATCTCCCATTTAAGGGTTTCTTCCTTTTCTACAGCCAGCGCCAAACCTTTGATGAGCTGCACATATTCAGGGTCAGCATAAGCCTCACGCTCCTGTGCGTTTGCAGCCTCTACACCAGACTTTAAAGAGTCCTTCATCAGCATTGCCTTTTTAGACTTGCGAAACTCCTCAAGGTAGACCCGCTGGGCTTTGGCCTCGCCGTAGAGTGGTGCTCGATCCCTGATTGACTGTGCTGCGTCTTCGGGAATCAAGTCTTTTCCTCAATCGTGTAAAACCAATCATCACCGGCTGACCACTTGCGTGTGCCGTCTACAGTCCACAAGTTTTTAGCAGCTTGGAAGTCAGGAAACTTTGTCTCAGCAGGGATCAAGCTCTGGTCGTACCATAGGCATCTGTTATTGGGCTGGCAGGCAAATTGGCCGCAGTCTAGCTTGATCCAGTTAAACGACTTGTGTTCTTCAGCTTGCTCTGTAAAGCCTGTGTCAACTTCCATGCCGTCAGCGCAGAAGTCCACTGTGAACATGTACTGCCCAAAGTGCCACTTCTTATCTTTGCCAAGAAACTTAACACCCAAATTGCGTAGCCCGATCTTTTCCACAATGGTGAACTTGTAGCCCATGCAGTCCCACAACTGGAGTGTGTCAATAGGCAGGTTGCCAGCGTCTGCATGCCACACATACGCATGGATGGGCAGCTTGTCGTACAAAGCGCCGTAGGCCGGTAACAGCGACTCAATGCGAAACACCTGGCCGCGCAGGGCTTTTAAGCTGACCCAGATGGCAGGCTCTAGCTCCCCGTGGCCCTTAGCGAAGTTGTACAAAAATTCACGCTTAACAAAACACTTAACAGGCGGCAGTGATGCCACGATATAGCTCATTGAATCTCCTTTATTCCAACATCAACACCCGCATTAGCTGCAAAAACCTTAGTTACATGGGCATCCACGATTTGCGTGTCATCCATGTAAACAATCCCGTTCATGGCATCACAGATAGATTTCGCCACATTGTCCCAATCAGGCTTCTTTGTTGGGCGCTCCAGACCGCTTAAACAGGCTTCTGTGCGCTTTTTGGAGTACGACTTAGGCACTGCCAGCTTAATGTAGATATAAACCGCCACAGCGCCTTGTAACGGGGCTAAATCAACCATTGCAATGTTGGCGTGAAACCTGACCAAATCTTCGTAACTGGTGGTCTTTTTGTCCGTGTAGGTCTGCACAAAGTTGCCGCGCCGTGCAAATTTAGGCCGTCCCTTGCCGTGGGGATCGCCTGGCACTTCAAATGTGACCACGTTGCCTGTTCATTTCATCGCGCAATTCATCAAACGCCGACTGCCCACGAATCCGCGCTATGTCGTATGACACCTTGCGCCACCACAAATGGGCTGCGTTTGCCCCCGACTCTCTGGCCTTCTGCCTGTGCCGTTTGATCCATTCCCTCGCCTCGCACTCCAGCATGTGGTTCATCAATGTCCCCTGTCAATACCAGTGCCTGATTAATGATGTGCAACGGGTAGCGTTTACCCTCCCGAGCCTTGTCCAAAATCTGAGTAGCTGTGAAATGGTTCATTTAAACCACTCCGGTTGCATGACCTGTAGCTGGTAGAGCCTGCCATTGGGCAGCTTTTTCCAGTGCGTCACAGCAGCCCTAGACACCCCCAGCAGCCGCGCCAGCTTTGCCTTGCTGCCAGCCTTGGCAATGGCGTTGTGCAGCGCCGCCTGTTGTTGTTCAGTGATTAATTTCATCCCGCTGATTGTATAGATTTCTAAGCAATGTGCAATAGCTAATGCCTATAGGAATTGCCAAGCCTATAAAAATATTTGTGGCAAAAGACTTTACATCTGTTAATTTATCTATACAATCCATAGCAATCCCACTACTTCGGTGGGTCTTTTT